CAACGCTCGTCAAGGGAAAGCCGTTGGAGTATGCAGGGGAACTCTACTCGGAGGAACACGAACGGAAATTCACGACCGAAAAGGCATGGTTTCAAGTCGTGAAAGACCCCACCGACGGGACTAAATTGGTTCTTGCCATTGACCGAAAGCCCATTGCCGAGTGGTTCAAAGAGCAATTCGATAAGCTACGGCAGAGCATTCGCCGACCAATACAACCGCAAAGGAAAAGCAGAGGGATTTAGGGGAAATAGATAAATAATCAACTGTACCTCAATCACTAAATTCAAGTCAATCAAATTATTGGCATTCTATGGTGCATAAACGAAATAAAAGTAGTAAATTTGCCAAATAATGACAAATTGAAAAAATATTCGAATGTTATTCGCTCAAAAGATCAAAGCGGCCAGAGTCCGAAGCGGATTGTTGCAAAAGCAATTGGCTTCGGCTTTGAATATAGATGTCCCTATGTATAGCCGAATAGAACGCGGAGACAGGCAAGCTAAAAAGGAGCAAGTGGTATTGCTTTCGGATATCTTGAATATCGAACGGGAAGAGTTGTTGAGCCTTTGGATTGCGGATAAGATAAATGCAATTATCGGAGACGATAAAAACATTGCAGATAAAGCGTTGAAGACTATAATTGACAATAGAAATGGAAATAAAGACTATACACACGCTTATTAACGGAGATAGCAGGAATCTTTCTCTTATGCCGGACAAATCCGTCCATCTGATCATTACGTCGCCCCCGTATTGGCAATTGAAAGATTATGGGAGTGATGGGCAAATAGGATTTCATGATAGTTACGAAAGTTATATCAACAATCTGAATATGGTCTGGGCGGAGTGCAATCGAGTATTGCATGACGGTTGCCGTTTGTGCATAAATATAGGAGACCAATTCGCTCGTTCCGTCTATTACGGACGTTATAAAGTGATTCCCATAAGAACCGAAATCATACGTTTTTGCGAAGCTCTCGGAATGGATTATATGGGAGCCGTAATTTGGCAGAAGCAAACAACGATGAATACGACAGGGGGAGGAGCTGTTATGGGTAGTTTTCCTTATCCTCGAAACGGTATTTTGAAAATAGATTACGAATTTATCCTAATTTTCAAAAAACAAGGTAAGGCTCCCGTTCCCGCTATTGAGCAAAAGCAATGTTCGGAAATGACAAAAGATGAATGGAATACATTTTTTGCTTCCCATTGGAATTTCGGTGGGGCTAAACAAGACGGACACATTGCGGTATTTCCTGAAGAATTGCCGCACCGTTTGATAAAAATGTTCTCTTTTGCTGGAGAAACGGTATTCGATCCATTCATGGGTAGCGGGACTACGGCTTTGGCAGCGCGTAATCTGCAACGTAATTCTATCGGGTATGAAATAAATCCCGATTATAAAAAATACTATGAGGAAAAGGTCGCTTCATCCTTTTCGTTCGGCAATGTAGAATATAGATACAGCAACGATAGATCTGTTTTCGACATGGACGAAAAGAAGAAAACTTTGCCTTATATATTCAGTGACCCGCACAAAATGGAAAGCAAAATCGAGATTAAGAAGTTGCAATTCGGTTCACGGATAGATAAAGACAAGAAAGAACGGGAAGAGTATTTTTCTGTAAAAACGATTTTGTCACCAAATACTATTGTATTGAACAATGGACTTACCATACGACTGCTCGGAATCAAAGAAAAGCCATCTGTCAATGGTAATGCGACAAAATTTCTTGCGGAAAAGACAAAAGGAAGGAAGGTCTTTTTACGTTACGATGCCATAAAGTATGACGATAAAGATTTGTTGTTGTGCTACTTATACTTAGACAACAAAACTTTTATAAATGCACATATGCTGAAAAACGGTTTGGCAGACGTGGACTATTCTTTTGATTTCAAATATAAAAACAAATTCGAGAAACTGATAAACCTATAACGTTATGGATAGATATTCAATGAATTTCGGGAAAAAGGAACGCGTGCTGAACTACACTTGCCAAACATACATAAACTCGCTCACATACGGATGGATTTCGCAGGAATAATGCAAACTATTGGAATAAAAGGGAGATATGTAGGTTTTACCTATATTCGTCCATTATATGGTTTTGCCCCGTTTTGGAGGAGTTAGGAAAATAAATTGCTACTTATCCGTTGCCTGTTCAAGGTCGAAAACAATATTGGAAAAAGGTCTATGCACTGCCACTGACATCACCGTAAAGAACGCTGTTTCACTCATATTTTGCGAGTACAAAGTTAATGCTTTTTTCGCTAAAGGGAAAAAATACGGGTTCTGAATGTTACGCATGGAGCTTCTTTCCATATTCCGCTATATTCGTCATGCCGTTCATTTGCTCGATATCCGGTAATTTTGCAAACAAAGTAAAAGGTTATGGAACAAGCGAATGTAAAGGTGTCGTTCTACCTCAAAAAGAGCGAGGCGGATGCCGATGGTATGTGTCCTGTAATGGCAAGGCTGAACATCGGCAAGTATTCTGAAGCGGCTTTCAGCCTGAAACTCCGTGTGCCGCAGGCAATATGGAGTTCGGGGCGTGCTTCAGGCAAAAGTGTGAAGGCGAAGGAAATCAACAATCGGCTGGATGAAATCCGTGCGATGGCATTGGGAATCTATGCTGAACTGTCGGTTGTTCGTGACAGTGTGACTGCGGATGATGTCAAAAGTCTGCTGTTGGGTATGGCTGGTGAACAGACAACGTTATTGAGCTACTTCCGCACGTTTATTGAGAACTTCGCGAAGCGCGTGGGTGTAAACCGGACCGAAGGCAGTTTGAGAAGCTATCGGAACGCCTACAACCATGTGGAAAGGTTCATGCGGGAAAAGTACAACTTGTCGGATATCCCGTTTTCGGCATTGACCCTCTCCTTCATACAGGATTACGATTCGCACCTTCGGACAGATTGTCGCCTCTCTCCGGGAACGATTATCAACCTGACCGTGCAGTTGAAAATCATCGTTGGTGAAGCCGTAGCGGACGGCATCATCACCACCTACCCGTTTACCGGCTATGAACCCGTGCGCCCGAAACAGAAACGGAGGTATCTCACATCCGAGGAACTGCAACGGCTTATGACCATGCCTCTTCACAGACCGAACCTTTATCTCACACGGGATTTGTTCCTCTTCTCATGCTACACCGGCATCCCGTACAGTGATATGCGGCTTCTGTCGAAAGAGCATCTGTCACTTGCCGATGACGGCACATGGTGGATCAGAAGCTCGCGCCGGAAAACCGGAGTCGAGTTTGAAATCCCCCTGCTGGACCTGCCGTTACATATCATGGAGAAATACAGGGACACAGCGCCGGACGGGAAACTGCTACCCATGTATTCCAACAGCACGATGAACCTTAACTTAAAACGTATCGCAAAACTCTGTGACATAGACTGTCCGCTGGTTTTTCATGCCGGACGCCATACCTATGCGACCGAAATCACGCTCGGACATGGGGTTCCGCTTGAAACGGTCAGCAAGATGTTGGGACACGCCCGGATTGAGACGACCCAAATCTATGCCAAAGTGACTGACGACAAGATAAATGCCGACACCCGTGTGCTGAACGAGAGGATAGCGGAACGCTTCTCCGTGGTTATTTGACAAACGACTAAAACGCAATAAGATGAAAAAGAAAAGTGAACATGCAGACAAAACCATCAGACATCGCAGTACATTCGCGATACTGTTTTATATCAACCGCACCAAAATGCGCAAGGACGGAACCTGTCAATTATTGTGCAAGGTAAGCATTGATGCCGAATGGGAACAGATTGGCACGAAGGTATCCGTCAATCCCGACATCTGGAATCCGGAAAAAGGCCTTGCCAACGGACGCAGTGCGAATGCGGTGACAGTGAACCGTGCCATAGACGAATTGACGGAGGAGATTACCGGACATTACAACCGGATTAAGAACAGCCTGGGATTCATCACGGCGGAACTGGTGAAGAACGCCGTAATGGGTGTCGGGCTGAAACCGCTTACCCTGCTGGCTCTCTTCCGGGAACATAACGAAGATTTCAGAAGACGTGTTGGGCTGGACCGCATCAAGGAAACGCTTGATTCTTACTTGAGATCGTACAAGCACCTTTCCGCTTTCATCAAGGATAAGAAAGGCGTGGAAGATGTCACGCTACGTAGCCTTGACAAGAATTTCTATGATGATTTTGAACTGTTCCTTTGCAAGGACTGCCACATGATGCCCAAGACCGTGCATGAGCATCTGTACCGCCTGAAAAAGATGACCAAACTGGCAGTCAGCCAGGGAACGCTCCGCCGTGACCCGTACTGCCGTCTCCACCCTGCGTTGCCACGACGGAAGAGCCGCCACATGAAGCTGGAAGACCTCAAGAAACTTATGGAGACTCCCGTGGAGAAACCTCAACTGCAATTCGTGAGGGACATGTTCCTGTTTTCGACGTTCACCGGACTGGCTTACGCGGACTTGAAAAGGTTGAAGACAAGTGACATCACACAGTCCGAAGACGGCGCATGGTGGATTCACATACGCCGTCAAAAGACAGACACGCTTTCATCCGTCCGCCTGTTGGATATTCCCTTACGAATCATTGAAAAATACCGGAACCAGCGACAAGGGGATAATGTGTTCAATGTTTACCGCCGCGGCTATTTTATCCTGCTGACGCGGGAACTGGGAAAGGTGTACGGTTTCGATTTGACCTTCCACCAGGCCCGGCATAATTTCGGAACCCATGTCACACTCTCACTCGGAGTCCCGATAGAGACGGTTAGCCGCATGATGGGACACATGTCGATTTCTACAACGCAACTTTACGCGCAGGTGACGGACAAGAAAGTGGACGAGGACATGAAGGCTTTGAAAGCAAGCGGTTTCAGCAGCACGACTGAACTTTGCGAGGAGGATTTCACCGCTCGGAAAGGCAGAAAAA